AGATCCGAAGCTCCCAGTCCTCCAGCGCCCCATACAGGTTCGCCAGCTCGATCAGCCCGCTCTGCTGGCGCGCCAGCAAGGCCCGGCCGCTCGCATCCTGCTCGCTGCGCCCCAGGACCGCCGGGTTCGGTCCCATCCGCTCGATCTCGGCCTTGGCCTCGGCCATCATCTCGATGTTGCCCTGGAACTCCGCCGTGTTCGGCGCCAGCTCCCAGCCGTAGGGGATCACCCCGTCGGGCCTGGCCGCCTCGCGCCGGGCCACGTCGGCGTCGACGTCGATGGCGCTCGGATCCTTGACCTGGATGCGCGACGTGTTGAGCACGTGCAGGCTCTTGGACCGCCGCTTGTTGATCTCGTCCTGGGGCCCGATCATGTCCCAGACCGCGCCATAGCGGCCGTTGTCCCGGCGGACGTAGGCGCTGTGCGCCTCGATCGGGCAGTCCGGCCGGCCCTTGTGGTCCAGGTAGGGCGAGGAGCCGTGCTCCAGGATGTCCGAGCCGGTGAACACCGCCCGCTTCCACCCGCCGTCGCGATAGTAGATCTCGACCACCAGCAGGCGGCGCTGCTTCGGGTCGATCCACGCCCCGCCCGTCCCAGGCCCGTTCAGCGGCCGGTCCTGGTAGCTCTGATCCGCTACAATTCCACCGGCGGGGGAATTATCGACGGCGGACTGCACCTGGTCGGCCTTGCCGGGGTACATCGCCGTCACGTCGTCGGCGTACATCCACTTGGCGATGCCGAGGTAGCGGGCATCCTTGAAATCGGCCCTGCGCGCCCTTGGGTCGCTGAAGAACTCCTCCCAGCGCACCTGGGTGATGGTGACCTGGCGATCGTCGTCGACGCCCACCAGCGCCGCCATCGTGCCGGGGACCAGCATGTCCTTGAAGCAGTCCTGCTTCACCCGCTTGAACCGGTTGAAGTCGGCGATGTAGCGCAGCACGTCCGTCGCCGCGTCGGCGGCGTCGTCGTCGCCCGGGTTGCGCGGCCAGGCTCTGGGGCTGCTCGAGCCCTTCTCCGTCACCCCGATGATCCCGTTGATCGCCGGCTTCACCCGGTTGATGACCACCGCCGGCTGGCCGCGCTCGGCCAGCTTGGCGAGCTCGGCCGTCGTGAACTGGTCGGTGTCATAGTAGTCGATGCAGCGCAGGCTGTTCGACCGCGCCGCCTGGGTCAGGTCGACGTGCTCGCTGAAGTAGCGCTTCAGCTTGGCGAGGTCCGGCGGCGGCTCGGCCGCCGGCGTCGCGTCAGATTCCCAGTCCGTCAGGTCGGGCGTCGCGGGGAGCGCGGGCCCGGCGCTGGCCATCAGATGGCGACCGCTCGCCCGATGGCGCGGTCGCGGGTGAGCAGCGGGCCCTCAGGCCACACGTCCTCGCGGTCGCGGCGCGGCGCGGTGACATAGGAGGGCGTCAGCTGCACGGGCGGGGGCTCATAGTCCGCGTCCATGATCGGCGAGCCGTGCGCGTCGAAGAGGGTGGCCAGCACCGCGCCCGGATGCGCGATCGTCCAGATCCGCACCTGGTCGCGATGGATGCGCTCATAGACCGCGCCGGACAGGGGCTCAGCGCGTGACATGCTTCACGGCCCACATCACCGCTTCTTCGATCTTGGTCTTCGCGAGGCTCATCTCGCGGCTAGACCCGATACTGTCGAGCAGCGCGTGGAAGGTGAGACCAACGTCCTTGACCGCCTGCATCTGGGCTTTCTCATCGTCGCTGAGCACGCGATAGGCGTGGCGCATCACGTTGTTGACGACGCGATCGTCTGACGTCGCGTCTACATGATCGGTCATTGGGTCTTCCAGTCGCTGAGGCCCGGCGGGTTGCGGCGCTCGCCGTAGCCGAGGTCTCGGGGGTTGTTGGGGGCTACGGGATTCTTGGCGGTCATGGGCCGGCTTAAGCAGGCGTAGCGGGTCTCGTCGGCCACATGGTCCTCGGCCTTGGTGTCCAGGTCCTCGGGACGATCTGGGTCGTGCTGGAGTTGCGGGACGGTGCGGATGAAGTCGCGGCAGGTGTCGAACACCACCAACATCGGGCCGTCGTCGTCGCCCTTGATCCGCGCCCGCACCTGGTCCCAGCCCGAGAATGCCCCGAGCTTGGCCACCCTGGTGTTGTCGGCCGGCCTCCAGCGCTGGCCGGCGGCCCGCGCCATGCGCTCGCCGATCGACGGGCCGCCGTCCTCGCGGAATATGCTGGGGTCGGCCACGCGATAGGCCAGCTCCTCGGCGCCCGTGCGCGCCTTGACGCCCCGCGCCACCGCCTCGGCCTCGAGGCGCAGACCCTCGTTCGGCTTGCCGGTCGAGCCGTACCATTCGCGGTATCGCACCATGCAGCCGCGCGGCAGAACCTGGCCGGACGGCAGCACCAGGCGGTCGGTGGCGATCGCCCACCAGCCGGCGCTGAACGGCGCGGCGTAGCCCCAGTCGAAGGCGCAGAACCTGGTCCAGATCGGCGGCACGGCGAACGGCCGCACCACATTGCGGCTGGATTTCCAGCCGTCGAAGAAAGCCCCCTCGATGACGTTCCAGTCGCCCTCGAGCCACGCCTTCACGAGCGCGGCCGAGCCGGCCAGGTAGAGCCGGCCGACATAGCCGGGGTCGCTGTGCAGCAGCCGCGGGTTGTCGGTCAGGCGGGCCGGGATGAACACCCGGTCCATGACGACGGCCGAGCCGTCGAACGGGCTGGTGAACGTCTCCGTGGTGACCACGTTTGGCCCGGGATCGATGTAGCGCGCCTTGACCCACGTATGGCCCGGGCCTCCGGGGTTGCACGTCGCCCGGAACTGGCAGGGCACGCCGTGAGCGCTGCGCAGCACCGCCTTGAGCTTGTCGACCGGCTTGGGGCTGGCGAACTGCGTCAGCTCCTCGACATAGACCCGGGTGTAGGCGTGGCCCTGGTAGGCGTCGGCGTCGGCGTCGCGGTCGAGATAGCGGAACGACAGGATCGCCCCGCCGGGGAAGTGAAACTGGTTTTTGCCCTCTTTCCACTCGGCGCCGAGCGGACCGTAGATCTGCTTTGCCCTCTCGATCGTCGGGCCCAGCGCCGGCAGGGATCGCCGCACCAGCAGGCCCGACGCCCAGGCGCCGAATTCCCGGGCGTGGATGCTCCACTCGCCGAGCACCGCGTCGGTCTTCCCGCCGCCTCGCGCGCCGCCGTAGACCACCTCGTCATGCGGGCAGAGCACGAAATCCAGCTGGGGCCCGTCCTGAGGCTCCCAGACGTGGCTAGTCGCTGCCCCCATGCGCCCGCGCCCACTCCAGCTTGCGCGCGCGCAGCTCCTCCATCGTCGGCACCGTCGGCGCCGTGCGCGGGTCGACCGCCTCCGGAGCGTCGAGCCCGTAGGCCTGGCGCTCGAGCGGGATGATCCGCGCGGTCACCCGCGACAGCCGCTCGAGCAGCTCCGCCGGCGACTCCTTCTCGCCCAGCGCCGGGCCGTCCAGCGTGTCGCCGGAGAGGTAGGACGCGAGCCGATCGGCGAGGGTGGTGCGCAGCTCGGAGAGCCGCGTGATGTCCCGCCGGTGGCTCATCACCACCGACATGCCGCGGTCGGCCGCGGCCTCGATTATCTCCGCGTCGTGTTCGCGGGTCGCGCGAGAGCCGGCGCGCGAACCATCCGCGCGAACCAGCGTCTCGCGAACCTGCTCCCTGACCCGCTCGGCCAGGGCGCGGGTCCAGCCCTCGGCCTTGGCGCGCTTTCTGATCGCGGTGTCGGAGATTCCGCGCTGCCTGCCGATCTCCCGCAGCGACAGCTGGCCGGCGCGATATTCCCGCTCGATGGCCTCCCAGTCGTGGGGGCTGTCCGTCGTCACGATCAGGCCGTCGGCTCGCGGACCTCTATGGTCGGAAATCCGAGCTCGCCGAACACTATAGATGCGGCAAACAACTTACGATGCTTCGGATCGAGCTTTTTCCACTCGCTCAACGACAGATCAGGCTTCCACTTGATCAGTCGGCCGGCCAATAATGCGCCGGCCTCGCCGAGCGCCGCCAGCTTGCCGAGCGCGGCGCGCACCAGGTCCGCGTCCAGTTTCGGCGTCGAGCGCGCGACCGCCTTGACCACGTACCCGCCGGAGATCTCGGCGGTGTTCGTCCCCTCGGCCAAGCCGCCCGGGAACGCCGCGAGGACCAGCTCGGCGCGCTTCTCGGCCTCCTCGCGCTTGAGCGACCTCAGGTCGGCGTCGAGCCGGATCCAGTCGAGCGCGATGGCGAGGACGGCGGAGCTCATGTGGATTTCCAAGTGGTCGACGGCTGCACCACGGGTGTGGTCTGGCGCTGATCGCGGGCGAGGCGGCGCAGGCGCACGACAATGGCGTCGCGGGCGATGTAGAATCCCTCCGCGTCGAGCTTGGGGCTCGCGAGGCCGAACACCTCGGTGGCCAGCCGATCCAGCTCGAGGGCCAGGGCGGCGTTGCGCGACACCTAGAGCCCGATCCCGCCGGCGGAATTGTCCGACCAGATCTCGGCCTCGCGGATGTAGCCCATGACGGTGTCGGTCCTGGCGTGGCGCGTCTGGCGCATGATGGTGGCCAGCGGCACGCGAGCGGCCGCGGCGCTGGTGACGTGGCCGGCCCGGGGGCTGTGGCCGGAGTAGACGGCGGGATCGAGGCCCGCGCGGGCGACGGCCGCCTTGATGATCCGCGCCACCGCGCCGGCGTCGAGCGCGGTCGCTGACAGTCCGCCGTGACGGTCGAGCGCCCGAAACAGCGGGCCCGTGGTGATGGCCGACGCCTCCAGCCAGGCGCGCAGCGCGCGGACTGGGCAGAGCGCCGTCTTGCCGGCGGGGACGGCGACCATCTGGCCCGCGCCCGACTGGTCGGTCTTGCTGCGCGCGATGCGGATCAGCGCGCCCTGAGGCGTCAGCTCCAGCGTCGACGCCCCGCGATTCCGTGCGTCCTGCCCGATCTCGATGGCCACGAGCTCCGAGCGGCGGAGCGCCGCGCCGAACTGCAGGAGCAGCAGGGCCGCGTCCCGAGTACCGGCCAGGCCGGCCGGCAGGCGGCGGATGACGCGGCGCAGGTCCGCGACGATCAGCGCCCGCTTGCGGGCGGGCGATACCCCGTGACTGTGGCGGATACCCGCCCAGACCCGGGCCAGATCCTCGCTCGCCGGCGGGGCGTGTCCAGCGCGGCGATGGACCCAGGCCAGCGCGGCCAGGTGCACGCTCAGCGTCGAGACGCGCCGGCGCGGCGCCAGGTCGGCGAGCCACAGCGCCACGGCGCCGGGGTGAGCCGGCAGCGGGACGGCCTGGTGCGCGACGCACCACGCCTCCCACGTCCGCCAGCTGGCGTGATAGGCCCGCCGCGTCGAGGGGCTGTCGCTCGCCTCGGCATATGCGGCCGCGGCGCCGGCGAGCCTGGGACCCTCCCCGCCGGCGGCCGCCGGGCGGAGATCCTGCTCCCGCGACGCGACGGTCAGGTCCGTCCGGAGCATGCGCAAATCTCTGTGTGGGGGCGAATCGCGGAGTCCGCCGGCAAGGCCGATCGGGGCCACGGCAGAGGCGGCTATGCGGATATGCGAGTCGGGTCTGACGCCCGACAATGAGTATTATCAGGCGCCAGACTGGGCCGCCGGTCGCGTGGTGACGCTTGATCCGAGCAGAGCTGAAGGTGGCAGGCCGGGGCGCGTTACGCGCGCCTCCCGGGCCTGCCTGTGGTCCTAGACATCGGGGCGCACGGCGTCCAGCGGCGACGCTTCGAATGCCGATCATTCGGCCCGCGAACCCCCAGAAACTGGTTGACCACCAGGGCCTGATTGATGCACATCCTAGTCATGGGCCGATTGGGCCCGCTCCCGAAGGAGAGACCAAAATGACCGACACCACCGCAGGCCCCGACCACATCGAGGAGCAGCTGATCCTCATGCGCGCCGAGGCGCGCCACTACGCCGCCCAGGCGCTGAAGGCCGAAAAGGAGGCCAGATATTACCCGATGGTCGCCCTCCTCACGGCCATCCTGGGCAGCGCCTGGATCTGGGGCGGTACGGTGGCCGTCACCCTGTTCCTGGCCCACGCTCTTCACCTATGACCTGGGCCGTCGAGCGGCGGCTCGACTACATCGACTGGGTTCTGGCGCGCCGGGGGTTCGTCTTCCGGAGCGACCTAGTCCTGCAATTCGGGGTTTCGCTCAATCAGGCCACCCACGACCTGGGCGATTTCCTCGACGCCCATCCCGACGCCATGGCCTACGACGCCCGCGCCAGGCGCTACACGGCGGCCGAGCCCTACCGCTCGCGGCGGGGGCTCGGGCGGCGGGTGATGGCGGCGATCGACGCCCTGGCGGCCACCGGCCACCCGATGGCCTGGAGGCTGGCCGAGTGACGGCCCAGCCCGGCTACGTCCGCGCGCGCACCAGTCGCCAGCGGGTCATCGACGAGCTCTGGCTCGCCCTGCGCCGATCCCCCTCGCCGATCTCCGCGGCGGAGCTGGCCGACCAGGTCGGCGCCTCGCGCACGATCACCAAGCGGCTGATCCAGGCGGCGAGGGACGCGGCGTGGGTCATCGTCGACGGCTATGAGCAGCGGGCCATCGGCCAGGGGCCCAGCCCCGCACTCTACCGGGTGACGCGCGCTGCGCCGGTCAGGGCGCCGATCCTGCGGGACGGCGACCAGGGTCCAGAAGCGATCCACGAGGGCGAGCGCGGCGGCGCCACCTCGGGCGCGGTCCTGGCGGCCCTGAGGCGCGCCCGCGGCTGGACGATCGCCCAGACCGCCGAGGCGATCGGCATCCGCGACCATCGCACCGTGCGGCGCTACGAGGCGGCCGCGGCCCTGCCGCCGGCGGTGGCCGAGCGGGTGGAGGCGCTCCGGGCCGGCGCCGCCCTGCCCGTATCCCCGTCCTCATAGGCCAGGCGCAGCGCCTCGCAGGCCTGGCGCACCACGGCGGCCTGGGCGTGACGCTCGGTCTCTCCGGTCTGGGCGCGCACGAGCTCGCGCCACACGCGCACCTCGCCGCGCATCACCATGGGCTCGGTCAGCGCCGTGAGGAGGGCCGCGACGCAGCGGCCCACGCGGGCGTGGACCTGCTCGATCTTCCGGCCGGCGTCGATCTGGGCGACGGTGGCGCCGCTGGGGCATCGCCGGGACACGTCTACCTTGACCGCCTGTCCGGCGGGACGCTCGCCGGCGCGAATGCGCCAGAGGTCCCAGTACAGGCGGGCGGCGGCGTGCTGCGCCGGGGTGAGCCCGCCGGCGGCGTGCAGCGCCGAGAACGCGTCGGAGGCGCGGCGATGGACGATTCCGCGCCTGGCCTCGCCGTCGATCCGTTCCACGGCCCGGCCGACGTCGGCGCCCGTGGGCAGGCGGATGACCTCGGCGCTGACGCCCCACTCGGCGGGGTCGGCTGCCACGCGCCGCGCTTCCGCGCGCTCGACGGCGCGGCGGAGCATGATCGCCTGAGGATCCTCAGGCGGCGGGCGGCGGCGTCTGGCGATGGCGGGCTCACCGGTCGGCGCGGGGTCAAGGAGTCTGGAGGATGCCCGGTATAGGCCCCGCGCGCCCGCGCGGACGGGGCGAATCGTCGCGGGGGCCGTATGCACATATGTGCAGACGTACATACGCACAGATGTGTAAATGTCCGGATGTGCGTCGCGAGCCTAGATTCCGATCTGCACCGTCTTCGCGCCGGCGTGCTTCAGGAGGCTGAGACCCAGCTCCATCGCCTTGTCCTTCGGCAGCGCCAGCCAGGCGACGGGCTTTCCGAAGTCGATCCTCACCAGGCCCATCACCGGGTCATAGCCCACCGCGAGCGCCAGCTCCCCCTCGTCGCTGTCGTCCAGCGCGGGCATCGGGAATCGTCCTGTCGCGCCCAGTCCGGCGGCGCCCGGCTTCGGCCGCTTCATCCGCCGTCCTCCTCCAGCGCCCGCTCGATCCAGGCCTTGACCTCGTCGGTCATCCGCACGCCGCGGCGCGCGCAGCTGGCCTTATAGCGCCGGTGCAGGTCCTGAGGCAGGTCGATCGCCAGGCGCGCCGTCTTCGGCGCCGCGGCGGCCGCGGCCGCGGCTGGATCGACCCAGGCGTCCAGCGCCCGGGCCGCCTCGGCCTCCTCGGCCGCGGCGTCCCTAGGCGGCGGCCGCGGAATCGCGGGCCGCGATGCCCGCGCCTTGCTCACGCCATCACCTGCGCGATCTCGGCCGCCAGGGCGCGAACCTCCGCCGCGGCGGCGCCGCGCGGATCGTGCTCGAGCACCGTCGCGCCATAGGTCATGGCGTCGGCATAGGCGACCCTCTGGCTGAGGCCGGCGGTCAGCACCGGCAGGCCGTAGGCGCCCAGCAGCTGCGCGGCGAAGTCCCGGGACAGCCGGCTGGCGCCGATGCGGCGGGACACCACCAGCGCCGCGCGCCGCTTGCGGATCGCGTCGACCTCGCGCACCAGCTCGACGGTGGGCGCGATGGCCCAGAAATCCGCTCCCGACGGCTGGGCGGGGATCAGCACCAGGTCCGCCGCGCCGATCGCCGACTTGCTCACCTCATAGATCCGCGGCGGCCCGTCGATGACGACCCTGTCATACTGGCGCGCCAGATCCGGGGCCTGGCGGTGCAGGGTCGGCTCGGCCAGGTGGCGCACCTGGAACGGCGCCGGCGTGGTCCGCACGGCGGCCCAGTCCCGGGCCGTGCCCTGGATGTCCGCGTCGATCACCAACACCCGCAGCTTCTCCGCCGCCCAGGCGGCGGCGAGGCCCAGCGCCAGCGTCGTCTTCCCCGCGCCGCCCTTCTGGCTGATCACGCTGACGATCATGTACATTCCCCTTTTTGTGCGTATGTGTGAATGTACATAGGCACGGATGGACATGGGGCCGCAATACCCGGCGCCGCTTATTTGCGTGGACGCCGGCCCGATCCGGCGCCACGACTGCCCCAGGGGGGCAACCGCTGGGCCAGCGAGGCGGCGGACCATGCCCACGCGCGCGCCCACCGGAGAGCCTCGCGGCCGGCCGCGCACTTCGGCGGTGCGCCTCGAGGTCCGCATCCCCGCCGCCCTGGCCGAAGATCTCGACGCCTGGCGCCTCGCCGAATCCGAGCGGGATTCGGCGAGGCGCAAGACGGACGCGGCCGAGCCGCCGCCGTCCCGCCAGGCCGAACTCCTCCGGGCGGCCG